CCTAACAAAGAATTAGAAAAAGCCATTGAGAAGAAATTTTTAACTCCATCCAAGTTTGCGATTGAGATTGAAAAGATCGTGGCAGAAGAAAATTTAAATTACATTGATGCAATTTGTCATTATTGTGATGCGAATGATATTGAAGTTGAATCAGTATCAAAGTTAATGTCAAAACCATTGAAGGAAAGATTAAAATATGATGCTATAAATTTAAACTTCATGAAGAAGACATCAAGATCTAAATTACCTTTATGATGGAGACTATCGTTGGTGAAGGTTTTGTAGAACCATTTCCTCATTTAATCATCAAGAATTTTTATAATGAAGATGAATTAAAATTAATATGGGAAGAACTTACATTTTATACAAAACCAGGTAAATTATTCGATGCTAAAGAATATGGTGGAGCAATTAATCATACAAATGCAAAAGCTTTGGTATTAGATTTAGTATATAAAGATAAATACCGAGGATTGTCAAATATATTAATTGTAAATCGAAAAATTTTTGATGATCAATTAATGTCGGCATTTTCAAACATACACGATTCTTGTAATATTGCACGAAATGTTAATTATGATTGCACCAAAGTAAGATATTATCATAATGGTGAATATTATAAACCACATACTGATAGATCAATACAATTTTTAGGATTTTCATATTTTTTTAAAGAACCTAAAAAATTCACAGGAGGAGAGTTGTATTTTCCCAAGTATGATTATGAATATAATTGTGAAAATAATTCATTAATTATGTTTCCTGGTTGGGTAGAACACGGTGTGACTGAGGTTAAGATAAAAGACTCTGATTATTATGCTGGACAGGGGAGATATGCGATTACATCCTTTTTCTCTAATGTAAAAGAACCTATGCAATAATTATTATGAAAGTATCACAATCTGAATTGACACATCATCGTCTTCAAGCGATGTTAAGAGAGCATAGTTTTAGTGATTTAGAATATCTAGGTGTCAAACCTGATAGTATTGGAGTTCCGCAACATTGGTATTTGATAGGTGGACATGAAGTGCCTGTTGATGCTATTATGGAATTAGATAGTCAGGAAGTAGATGAAAGTGACACCATATGAGACCTACCAGACATATCTTTCAATGAAGAGTCATTTTACGAATCGTAAGTATGACTTCTTTAAGTATGGCGGTAAGTCGAGAGCAACAGTATCCTCCTTCAACAAGAGGAAAGATAAGTATTGGTTTGAAAAAACATCAAGAAAATATTCAGATCAAGAGATTACAGATTTTTTATTATCTAATTTTATAACCACAGATGCACCACAAAACTTATGGATTGGAGAAATAATAAATTCTGGCGAAAGAACTTATTCAGATTGGATGAAACGACAACAGAGTTTAACTTACTTGTTCAAAGAACAGTCAAAGGAATTATTTTACGAAAACGAATTCGATCAAATATTCAATTGCTCGAAAGGTCATCCACCGATACTCAAAAAGTATCTTGGTGGAGATCTAAGTTTAGAAACTTTGACAATATACGAAAAAATATTTTTGTTTCGAAAAAACTTCGATAAAAAATTAACTGATCCGGTATGGGAAACCGTCAGTTTGAAAATTAAAAAGTATTTACCTTTCCTAAATATTAATGTGTTCCAGTATAAGAAAATTTTAAAAGGAATTGTAGATGAGTAACTTTTTTGATTCACCCTTTGTTAGAGAAGGACTTGAAGAAATCAATGAACTTCAAAAAGAAGTTTATGGAAGTTTGATGTCTTTTCCAAATCTTTCGCCTGAGAAGCAGCAGGAACATATTGAAAAATTATCTATGTTATTAGAAAAACAAAAAATTATGTATGGAAGATTAAGTCTTTCAGATGATCCTCAGGCAATTGAAATGAAAGAAACTATGAGAAAATCTGTTTCATTAATGGGATTTCCATCAGGTACAAGTGTTGAACTTTTATTTGAAGGAATGCAAAAAACCATTGATCAATTAAAAGATATTAATGAAATGTGATACTATATTGACTTTTTATAATTTTTTTGCTATAATCTAAACAATCCAACGAAATCCAATTAAATCCGAGGTATCTAAATGTCGTTCGAAAAATTAAAGAAACAATCTAAGCTTGGCTCTTTGACTGCAAAGTTAGTTAAAGAAGTTGAGAAAATGAATAACAATGGCTCATCAGGTGATGATCGCCTATGGAAGTTAGATGTTGATAAAAGTGGAAACGGTTACGCTGTAATTCGTTTTTTACCTGCACCAAATGGTGAAGATCTACCATTTGTTAAATTATATTCCCATGCCTTTCAAGGTTCTGGTGGATGGTATATTGAAAACTCCTTGACAACTCTTGGTGGTAAAGATCCTGTCTCTGAGTATAACACTCAACTTTGGAATAATGGCACGGATTCTGGTAAGGAAACTGCTCGTAAACAAAAGAGAAAGTTAACTTACACTAGCAACATCTATGTTGTAAAAGATCCAGCAAATCCAGAGAATGAAGGTAAAGTATTCTTATATAAGTATGGGAAGAAAATCTTTGACAAACTTACTGCAGCAATGCAACCTGAGTTTGAAGATGAAGAAGCAATTGATCCATTTGATTTCTGGCAAGGTGCTAACTTCAAATTGAAAGCAAAAAATGTAGCAGGATACAGAAACTATGATAGTTCTGAGTTTGCTGCACAAAGTCCTCTACTTGATGATGACGATGCTCTTGAAGCATTATGGAAGAAAGAATTATCTCTTGCTGAAATAGTTGCTCCTGATCAGTTCAAGTCATACGATGATCTTAAAAGAAGATTAAACTATGTTCTTGGTAATACAGCACCTCGTCAAGACGCAGAAGTTGAAGACGAATCTGAAATCATTGAAAGAGAAAGAGCAGAACTTGAAGTTACTGCTGCTGCAACATCAACTTCAAGACCAGTTACATCTAATCAAGATGAAGATGATGCCCTTTCATACTTTGCTAAGTTAGCAGAAGAGTAATTAATTTGTTAGTTTAGTATTTTCTGTTCGTATCAAATTATTACTTACAAACTGAGATGATCTCTTATAGGTCATCTCTTTTTTTATGTCACTTAAAAATTGTTGTAGATAAGATCTTCTTAAAATACTAATTGTTGACTTATTAATATTTTCTTTTACTTCGTGTTCATAGTTAGAGATACCAGTGACATCTGATTTGGTTACATAAGAACCATTATCGTAATATGTCACTGAAAAATCAGGATCTACACGATTTCCTTTTGATATGATTAGTCTATTTTGACTATCTTTTATCTCTTTTGTTTCATAGTGATGTACAAAATCTTTTTCATCACCATATTTTTCTAGAACAAAATCATAAAGATCTTTACTTGATAGTGGCCACTCATTTCTTATATTAATAATTCCTGCTGATAATAATACAACCCAATCTAAATCTGACTTACCATATTCTTTTTCTGCAACAGTATCAGGTCTTTCACCTTCGTTGATAATATATTTATTGAATAAGGTAAATATATTTTTTAAATCATCACGTAGTTTCATTCTACGAAATATATTCTTTGCAGTTACGTATTGCATTGATGATATACTATCAGGAAATGGTGATTGATATTCAAAATCTGGTAGTTCTCTAAAATAACTCATTAGAATCCAACTCCTTCTTTACCTTCTTCAGAATCATAATCTTCAGAGTAAACAGGATTTAATTCTTGGAATGATAAATCAAGTTTCATATGAACTGGTGTTGTATCATCATAAGTTGCATATGTTCCTGCACCAGTATAATTCACACCCATATTGAGTAAAGCCATCGGTTTAAATTTATGTAAAAAGTTATGGTTTCTTCTCCCTGTTTTATAATTAAGTTGAAATACATTTGGTGAGCGAAGAAACAGACCTGAGGGATTTCCACCATCTGATGATTTCTTTGCTTGCATATTTTGTTTAAATATTCTCAACATTCTTTTAATTGTATCACTTTCTCTTTCATCTCTTGGTGCTAAATCAAATGAGAAACTAAAAGATCTTAAGGTCACACCATTGAAGAGTAACTCCATATTTGGATTGACGATTTGACCAGATGATCTTGCTAAAATTCCATCTAATGATGTATTGCCACCCAAAACATTTACTGCCTTTGATGCCATAAATGATGATGCTAAGTCTCTTGTCCCTTTGTCTTGTATTACATCTCCCATTCCTCCTGCAAAACTTTTTGCTCCCTCTGTGACTCCCTTTACTAAATTGTCACTTTTCATTGCCTTCATCGCTGCTGATACACCTAAGGCAGCAACTCCATTTATACTATCATCACCCCAATTCACAGCGTTTGAATCTTGAATGTTTTCGGGGATAGGTAAAAATATGAAACCTAAAGGATTTTCAATGTTTTCTTGC